TTCAGACAATCTTCTTGATGCATCTCTAACAGCATTACCAGGAGAATCATCAACCTGAGATCTCAAACGAATAAACACTAGTGCTTTAAACTTCATTATTGTAATATGCGATAGTTGAGTGAAACTTATCTATAGGATCAATCGTTTCTCCTAATACACTTCTTATCCTCTCTTTAACTTCTTCACTACTAATTTCTTTCAAGATTTGCCGAAGTTCAACATCATCAAACTTGACACAATAGTTATCATAATGTTTCATTTTACTTCTCCAATAATCCAAGACTTCATGTTAATTAGATTTTGAGTATCTTCCACAACACTAGGAGGTACAACTATACAGAATCCAATACCTAAGTTAAAAACATTACGCATCTCTTCCTCAGTAATATCCCCTGCCTGTTGAATTTTATTGAATAGTTCTGGTCTCTCCCAAACAGAATAGTCAACGTCAACTGTAAGACCTTCTGGAAGACATCGTGGAAGGTTCTCAGGTAGTCCTCCTCCCGTGATGTGAGCCATACCCAAGATAGGAACCTCATCCAAAAGAGATTGAACCAGAGGTGCATAGATGGTAGTTGGTGTCAATAACTCTGGCATCTCTTTATAAAAGATTTTATGTCTTGACAACATATCATTGATGAGTGTATATCCATTACTATGAAGACCACTACTCTCAATACCAATGACTACATCACCTGCTCTAATATTACTACCATCAACAATCTCATTCTTTTCTACAATACCAGTACAGAAACCAGCAAGGTCATAGTCAGTCGCTCTGAAATGTTCGGCAGTTTCTCCACCCAAAAGTTGCATTTCTGCAATTCTACATCCTTCTATGATACCATCTACAATTTGTGTGACATTATTATCAAGTGTTTTAGTAGAGATATAATCAAGGAAATACAATGGTTTAGCACCACTACAGATTACATCATTGACACACATGGCAACAAGATCCTGACCGATAGTAGTATAATCAAAACCAATCCTACAAATAGTAATTTTAGTTCCGACACCATCAGCACCAGAAACTAAGACAGGTTTTTCATATCCTGATGGTATTTCCATCATTCCATTGAACCCACCAATGGTAGGGATTTTGGTTTTGAGTTCTTCTACAAACTCTCTTCCTTTTTCAATGTCAACTCCAGAAGTTTTGTAATCCATTAATGTATTTCTCCACTAACAATTTTCTCAAGTCGTTCGAGTTTCCATACAATATAATCCATAGTAGGAATACACATAGTATTCCAACCCACAAATCCGTATGTTTGACCAGAAGGCATTTTCCAACATGGAGCATCATCATTCTCAAGATCTAACGATTCTCTGTAAGCTTCCTCACCCATCATTACAACTGCTCGTTCTGCCTGATTTAAACTACCGAAACAGACAAATCCTTTCTCTCTAATTTTATCAGGAATATGATGTTTCATTTAGTTTCATACTCCTTAATTAATCGTTCAACTTGTTTCCTATTTGTTCCACAAGGAGCATTCTTTAAACAAAGAAAAATACATTCATTATCAGAGATAGAGTCTCTCTGTGTCCATCCATGTTTATCAATCATTAAACTAACTCAATGTATGGGTATAAGGTTTTTGATCTGCCATCTTACCATTTTCATAGGTAGATGAATAACCATAGTCCTTACGATCTTTATAACCAACCATACGACCCTTTGTATTTTGAAGTGCTGGCATAAAAGCAATGAAGAAGAATACTCCAGGAGCTCCAATAATCAATGCACTACCGAATACATACCCTGCCAAAAATTCAACAATAGTATGATTGGCGGCCCATGAATATTCTGTTTGTGTTAAAAGTTCAATCATTTGAATGTACACTCCACCATAATTTCAGTTAAACAAGCCAACATGTTTATTTCTTGATCTGCGACGAAAGAACTCTGGTACTGATACTTCGCAATGACCAACACAGCGGCAGCGATCCCAGGACCATCAAGATGCGAGTAGATATTGTCATAGACACTACGAAATAGAGTGGTAGGGTCATTATCCAGATTATCAACGACCCACTTACGAACAGCAGGAAAGTCTTTTTCTCTAAGTTTCTTAAAGAGATCATCCGTTTTTACATCCGAAAAACTTGCGAGGATTCCTGTGTCGATCTTGCCACCCACTGAGTATCGTTGAATCTCATTGAGAACCCTACGCCAATCGGGAAAGTGCTTCTTGATGAGTTCGACAAGAACTTTTGGGTCATATCCAATAGACTCTTGATCCAAGATATATTGGAGTCTTTGGAAGAACTTGGCAGCCAACTCTTGTCTATCTCTTCCTTTGATAGAGAAGTCAATGACTGCACATCGGGAATGGAGGGGAGAGACGATTTTGTTCTTGTAGTTACAGGTGAAGATGAATCTGCAATTACCAACAAACTCCTCAGTAAATGCCCGTAAGGCGAGTTGTACATCTGGGGTCGTGTTATCTGCTTCATCAATGATGATGACTTTGTGTTTGCCAGTTGCTTGAAGCGATACGGTGCTAGCGAAGTTTTTCGCATTGTTTCTGACAGTATCGAGGAAGCGACCTTCATCCGATCCATTGATGACATAAACATCTACTCCAAGTTCATTACATAGTGCTTTGGCTACAGTTGTCTTACCACAACCAGGGGGTCCAGATAACAGAAGATTAGGAACCTCACCTTTATCTAGGAAATCTTTGAATGTCTTCTTGATATGGTCAGGAAGAATACATTCTTCAATAGTACGAGGACGATACTTCTCGACCCATACAAACTCATCACGACTCATTCAGATGCCCTCCACTGCTTTCTCATTGTAACATATTCTTCGTCGTATGCAGCAAGGTCTCGTTTTGTTTTAAACACTTTTGCTGCCATAGCTTTCTCACTAGTTTCCCAATCTAATTCTTGGGGTCGAACGGTACCGTTCTTATTGTATTTTCGTCCACTTGAATGATTCGCATACCTCCTGGCGCGAGTGAAACCCATTTCAAGGAATTTCCTCGCCATATCCATTCCAATGAAATCCTTTTCCCTTTTATACTCACAGAACATGGAGTAAATTTTGCTAGAACTTTCATGAGCAGTAGATTCATCTACAAACCTCCAATGAGAACAAATGTCGTTAGTATAAGGCCGTACCAATAGTACTCCTTGTTCGCCCCTTCCAATACGATAAAGTTTACGCACTTCTGGATTCGTAAAGTCAAGAGACTTGTAGTCAAGTCCATAATCAAACTCTTTCATAACTTTGAACTGATGTTGACTTAGCTTCTAACTTTTCTGCTAGATATTCTACCGCTTTTTCTGGTTCACATTCATCACCACAAGTAAAAATATCACACCTTGCTATACCATCTTCTGGCCATGTGTGAATACTAATATGACTTTCAGCCAGTAAAGCAAATCCAGTTACACCCTGTGGTTCAAACTTGTGAGTTTGTAGGTGGAGTAACTCAGACTTGGTTTCAGGTACAACTTTGTACAAAGTTATTTTGATGTGTTGTTCATCATCCAATAACTCAAACGGACAACCTTTCAAATCAAATAATATATGTTTCACACAAACTGTCTCAACTTGGTCAGGATAACTTTATACGCTTCTACTATATCACCTTCTCCTTTACGGAACAAGTCCTTATCGAACCGTTCTGTTTTGTCTTTACTCCATAACCTCATATTGTCTGGTGAAAGTTCATCAGCAAGAAAGAGATTACCATGAGCATCATGTCCAAACTCTAGTTTGAAGTCAACCAAATCAATACCACATAGTAAAAAGAGTGGTTGTAGTAGATGGTTGATATCATGAGCCATTTGTATTATTGGTTGTGTATCGATACCCATCAACCTCACACGATCTGGTGTAAGTAGAGGATCATTCTTACTGTCGTCCTTGAGGAAGAACTCAACGATAGGAGGTTGAATACTAAACCCCTCATCGATGTTTGTAGTTTGTACGATAGATCCAGCTGCGATGTTTCTACAGATGACTTCTAAAGGAACAATGTTTAGTTTTTTACATACCATAGTATCCAAAGAAGGACAATCAATAAAATGTGTTCTGATTGCGTTGGATTCTAGATACTCAAACAACATTGCTGACATCAAACAACAGATTGTACCCTTTCCTTTTGGGTAATCAATCATCTGTCCATTTCCAGCAGTTACACAGTCCTCATAACGAATCAATACTTCTTCAGGATTGTCTGTTTCGAAAAGTGTCTTTACTTTTCCTTTTAAGATTTCATTCATACCCACTCAGGTTTACGTTCAGGAATACGAAGATAGTTATCAGACACCCAAGGTTTGGATGAAATATACATCTTGTATTTGTCAAAGATGGATATTGAAGTATCCAACTTGAACTCATCAGGACCAGCGAAGATGAAGGGGGTGTGACCACCAGACCTTCCTGTAGGATCTCCTGTAGGGAGGATCGTCTTGGCGTGGAGGAGAGTAGACTCACAGGTGTGGTCCTTCCCATACCGGACCCTATACTCCTCACAGAGGGCAAGACCGTGAGAGAGGAGCCACTGCCAGTTCATCACGAAGGAGTTGGCCCAGATCGTACAAGGGTGATTACGGAAGGCTCCCTTCTCTGTAGCATAAGGGGTACCATCAGACTTAGGGAGGGTGCCAAACCCATGACCCCACTTGTCAGAACACACAATGGCTAACATCTGACAGGTCTCTAGAGGCATCTTGACAATATGCTTATCAGGAAGAACCTTAGCAGACTCAGTAGGACTCTCGCTCGTTACAAAAATGTTCATAGGAGTTTAGATAGAGAGATCACCAGAAGGAATGATAACATTATAACAACGTCCCATGACTTTGTCCTTATGAAGTAGGGTACAGATATCAAATCTGCAATAAAGTGTAGCATCACACCAACACCAACACTCACATGAAGAACAATAAAGTAGGCAGTGATAACGAGAGCACTACCCACAATTCTCATAGGAACATCAACTGATCCTACGAGCTCCCCCACAGATTGTAGCTGAAGGAATTTGGGCTTCTGCGATTTTCCTAGCATCATGTTGATACCTCGCTTCAACAATTGTCTTGTGATACTTCGTCCCCGTAGAGGGGAGTCGGTATGTAATTTCCCACTTAGTCACAGTCTCAACCAAAAGAAGAGTCGGGTTCGAGAGCGATGTAATAGGTTACATCGATGTTTTGATTGGTGAATCGAGAAAGAAGTTTAGATGAGATAACTACATCATAGTTACCAGGAACAATCTTCAGATTCTCTTCCTTGAAGTTGAATACAAACTCTTCTTCAGTTTCACCAACGACGAGTTCGGATCCATGTGATGTATCGTTCTTCTTATCACGAGCCACCAATTTAATCACACCAGCCTCACCAATGACAGACACATCGGGAACTTGATACACAGATGCAGCCTTCTTGAGTTGTTGAAGATCCTGAGATGTCAGAACAAACTCCACATCCTCAGAGGGGAGGGTGATCTCTTTCTCAGGGGGTGCAACAATCACAGAGGGATCTGCAAAGAAATACTTAGACCTCATACGACCTTCTTTGATGACCACATACGCATCATTGGAGAAGTCTAGTTCAGGACTTGCGTGAAGAGATAGACCATTCAGGAATTGATTCAGATCATAGATCCCAAAGTCACGATCAAACTCCTCATTGACATTTGCTTCCACCAGGATGTTTTTCATCACTGAGATGGTACGAAGTTTGGTACCCTCTTTGAATAGGATAGACTGGTTGATTGAAGAGAAGTTCTTCAGAAGATTGACAGTAGATTCAGAAAGTTTCATAGTTATCTTTAGGTTGTTCGAGGACTCCAGAGAAGTGAGTTAGAAGAATACAATAATGAATGGCTTTGAGAATGTCAAGTTTAGACTTTCCATTCTTCTTACCAAATCGAGAGAGGTACTTGATTGCGTTAGATCGACAGAAAGCTTCTGCATCACCAATAGAATCAATCAAGTCTAGTGTTTGAGTTTTACCCTCATCACCAGCATAGTGTGCACGGTATGTACCACCAAGATAGTCTTTGATCTCTTTAAGGATTACATCTTCATCATACTTCCAAAATCCATTTTTGTTTTCTAGAACCACTTTATCCAACTCCTTCCTATAGAACTCTTGTGTATACCCATCGTTATAGGGAGAGTTAGCTTGAACGTTGAACTCAATTTGATCTACTCCTGGTGATCCAGGAAGATCAACCGGTTGTGCTCCTTGTGTCACAAATGGATCCTCCCTGTTGGGGTCGTTGCGGTCATAATCATAATAATACTTAGAATGCTCCATAACAAAGGGGGAGTGTTATCTCCCCATATTATATCAGAAGTTTATTTCACCTTCAACCGATTCAGGAGAA